GGAGCCGTGGCCGCAGGACGCCCTATGGGACATCCTTGAGTCGGGATATTGGGCCGAAAGCACGCAGCGACACCGCTTCTACACCGGGCACCCGCAACCGCCCGCCGGGAGCCTGACGAGCACGATCCAGTACAGCTCCGTGGACCTGCAGCGCTTCGACCTGACCGACCGCACGGTGTTCTGGCGCATGAAGCCAGCCCGGCCCGACGGTGGCGCGGGGACGGACCTGTATCAGAGCTTCGGGTTCTTCGACGTGGAGGACGGGGACAACTACGCTTGGGCGTTGGCAGAGATCGAGGCGGGGACGGGTGGAGGGGAACCAGAGCTTACGAAGATCGAGCCCATTGAGCAACCCTACACCGATCCCGCCGTAGATGGCGACAACCTGATTGACGCCGCTTGGGACCCGACCGGGACCTACCTGGCGGTCTGCGGCTACAACGATGACTTCGATCAGTTCTTTGCCTGGTACAAGCTCAGCGGCGGGACGCTGACCAAGCTGACCAGCCCTGCCCCGGACGGGGCAGCGGGGGTGGCCTGGGACGCCACAGGTACGTACCTCGCCATCGGGGCCAACACGTGGTGGGGGATGGAGCAAGGCATTCTGCTCTACAAGCGGAGCGGCGACACGCTGACACAGGTTCAGAAGATCGACCCCGGCGGCGTGTTCTTCGTCGGCCGCGTTCTTTGGGCTGGTGACTATCTGATCGTCGGCAACTTCTACAACTACACCCAGCCGTGGAACAGCGGCAAGGATGGGATAGGGGTCTATCAGCGGTCGGGTGACTCGCTCTCCTTTGTCGGGTCGGTGACGGTGGAGTTGATGGTCTACACGTTCGACCTGAGCCCTGACGGCAACTACTTATTGGTGGCTGGCCATAGCTTCGACATCAACAATGAAAAGGCGTGGGTCTATGCGTGGGATGGTGCGGGTGGGCTCACGCTGGCCGACGAGGTGCAGATACTCGGAGACTACGAATGTGGGGCGGCTTGGCATAAATCGGGGGAATACTTCGCTAACGGACTCTATAATGATAGCGGTGGGTGGGGTGCCCAACTGTGGGGGTGGAACGCCAGCACGGACACCATCTCGGCGAAGAGCCAAATCGACAGCGGCAAGCCCGAGCGCATAGGTTACAAGGTGCGTTGGTTGGGTGACTATTTGTTAGTTCCGGGTGCCGACCGTTGGGGTGGTACCGACGACCCGCAGGTCAACGTGCTCAAATTGGTCGGGGAGGCCTGGGAGTGGGTTGGCGATAGTGGGCCGGACGATACCACCTACTACCGCTACGCCTCCGCGCTCCATCCTGACGGCACCTACCTTGCCGTGGGGTCGGAGCGATACAATGACGGGGCTGTCCTGACAGTCTGGCGACTCTCCGGCTTTGACATCGGCGCCGACCTCGTCATCCGCCTCTCCGCCGGTTACCGCCTCTCACCCTACGGTCCTGGGGACGATGAGACCTTGAAGTGGGAAGCGCCCTACGATGAGGACCTCCACCGCTGGGTCCGACTCTCGCACGACTCAGGCTCCGGGGCGATCTACTGGGAGACGGCCAGCAAGGGCTGCGAAAGCTGGGTAGAGCGGTTGGCGTTCGCCGTGGACCCTGGTGTGGATCTTGGCAAACTGGCGCTGGAGGCGGAGGCCTGGCTTGTGACGGCGGCAAGCGACAGTGATCTACCGGCCTACGGCTATTTCGGCCCGCTGAACCCGGAGGCCACGGAGCACCTTACGCTACGGCTGATAAATACGATTATGCCGGTGCCGATACCTGGCTTAGTGGAAAAGACGCTACGGCTGAGAAACGAGATCGAGGAATTGTGATATGCTTTACTCCGAGGTGCGCTGCGATTGCTGCGGGATGCGAGGTCCCGCCATTCGTGGCCGTCCACGGGGCACAGCGATACGCCGGGAGGCGGCAGCGAAGGACTGGCTTCGGACGGAGCTCCGGGGCACGGAACGAGACATATGTCCCTATTGCGCGAGGAGGACCCGTGAAGAGTTGGAGAATCATTTTCGCCGCGCTGGCTGTGATGCTGGCACCCATCTGGACGAGTGGGACGGTTGAGGCCCAGAACCCGCCAACTGTCCAGTTTATCGTGGTGGGCTACGGTCCCATTGCCACACTGGAGCACGATTGCCCCTTGGATGCGCAGGGCAAGCTGACCCGCTACGTCCCGGCAGAGATCACCTGTACGCTCAGGGCGCTGGACGCTGAGGGACTGTGGACCCCGGCCAATTTTGAGGTCACCCTATCAGGACCTCCAGATCGTGTGACCGTAGAAGTGGTAGACTCCGTGCTCACCATCCGCATTATCCGCACCACCGGACTACCAGGAATATCGGTCAAAATCGAAGCGTTCCCGGTACTGTTGGTAGCTGTTGTCTACCTTGAGCGGCCCTTGCCTTATGCTCAGGTGGATACCGTGATGCCGCTCAACGTGGTGGAGGGCGAGTATTTCCAGCTTTGCGCCTACGTGGGCGGATACGCCAGCGCCACGGCAAAAGGGATGAGCTCCAACGGCTTCAACTGCCCAGACTTCGGAGGGGTGCCGCTGCCAGTGTTTTCGGTAGGCTGGCGTGGCGAGGGCACGCCCACGCTGTTGCCGACCCCAACCGTGTTGGCGCGCCGCTAATGGCCCTGCTCAGGCAGGTGCCCGTCCAGACGACGATTGACGGCATGCTGGCCGGACTGCGGCCGGACATCAAGGCGCTGCTTGCAGCGATCCAGCAAGCGGCGATCGCAGTGCCGCCGCAAGACGGCTAGACGCACACTTCTAACGGAGACAGCCGATGCAAGGTTCTACCGGACCAGAGATCATGTACTACGTGGGGCCCGTGCTGTCTCTCTTCGGTGCGGGCGGTGGAGCTTGGCTGGCGCTGAAGGTCGCGCTGAACGGCGCAAGGGAGCGGATACTGAAAATCGAGAATACTACCGACCGAATCGAGGCCGCTACGCGGAAGGCCGAGGCGAAACTGTTGGTCCTGGAAAGTAGGCACGAGACTCTGGCGGAGGTGGTCAAAGAGCATCCGACCAACTGCCCTTGGCAATCACGGACCCGCGACGATAGGACGAAATCCGATGGCAAGTAAGCCCTGGCCGATCCAGCACAAATGGCGATGGGCCTACGCTCTGGCACTGGCAATCCTTGTGGTGGTGGAGGTTGCCGCGATTTGGTTCGGCTGGCAGGACGGCGACTGGAGCCGGACCTTGACCCACCAGACCATTGCCATCGTCTGGCGCCACCCCTGGCTCGGGATCCTAGGCGGCGGCTTCCTGGTCTGGCTTGTCTGGCATTTCCTGCCGCCCTTTGTCCGCATCTGGCGGGAGAAGTGGGGGCGGCAACCAACCGAGGAGGGCTGAGATGGAAACTGTACTCTACTACCTGGCCTCGATCCTGGAGATCATCGCCCACCCGCTCGTGGCTATCCTGACCGTGGTGGTGATGACCGGCATCAAGCGATTGGTCGCCTGGGTTGACTCGCTGGCTCCGTACGCCCAGCAGATCATCGTGGTGCTGCTGGCCTATGTGTTCACCCAACTCGGGGCATGGGCGACGTTGCCCCTGCCTACGGAGCTGGCGCTGTTCACCGAGGTGGACGTGTCTGCCCTACTCAACGCTGCCATGGCCTACGGGATCCATGCGGGCAAGCGGGCGAAGAAAAACGAATGGTATCCGTAAGGGGCGCGTGAGTGAACATGCCCATCTGGCCGCTGCCCATGGGTTGGGCGATACCGACCAGCTTGGTGGAGTGGCTGCGTACATGGCGAAAGGAGGGCAATGTGCCGCTTGACATCATCCGACACGAGACGCCGCACCAGGGCATCAGGCCTGCCGGTGATCGTGGCCGGATCACCATGGTCATCATTCACGGTGACGCCGGCCGCACAGACAACGGGACGATCTCGTGGATCCGGGACCCGGCGTCCGGGGTGAGCTATCACTACCTGATCGGCCGGGACGGCAAGGTCCACCAGTTCGTGGATGAAAACCGCAGGGCCTGGCACGCGGGGACATCCTCCTGGCTTGGCCGCACCGGGCTGAACGATTGCAGCGTGGGCGTCTGCCTGGCCAACGACGGCTCCGGGCAGGAGGGTTACCGGCACGAGCAGTATGACAGTGCAGGCCGACTCGTGGCTGCGATCATGGAGCGTCACGATATCCCGCTCCCGATGGTCCGGGGGCATGACGAGATATCGGTACCGATGGGCCGCAAGACGGATCCGTGGGCATGGTTTGACTGGGCACACCTGTACAGTCGCCTCGGGCTCTGGGCGGCGGGGAGGCTACCGTGAGAACCGCAGGCTGGATACTCGCCGTCCTGGCCCTAGTGGCGCTCGGCTGGCTGGCTCGTGACTCCCGGCTCCGGGCGGCTGAGGCACGGGCTGAGATCGCGTCCTTGCAAGTGACACTCGATGCCGCCAAAGCCCAGGCCGTAGCTGACTCCCTCCGGGCCGATTCGCTGGCCCTGGAGACAGCCCGGCTGGACTCCATCCGGTCGGTGGAGCAAGCGGAGGCACGGGCAAGGGTTCAACGCCTCGCCAGGCAAGCGGATTCGCTATCCAGGCGCGTCTCAGAGCTTTTGGATGGTACTGAGGCGGCTGACGAGGTGGAAGCGATCCTGGGCGAAATACGGGCCTCGTACGAGGCGAGGATCAGTGACCTTGAGGGACTGCTTGTCCTGGGCGAGGGGGTGGTGACGAGCCTACGGGCTGAGGTCGCATCCCTGGAGGGTGTCGCGCTGTCGCTACGGTCGGCTCTGGCCCTGGCGGAACGCCAGCGGGATATCTGCCTGGACGCGAGTTCGCCCGGACTCTGGGAGAGGATCCGGGCGAACGTGGAGCTGGTGGGTGGGGCTGTGGTGATCGGCCTAGTCGTCGGGCTTGTGGCCAGGTAACGGTCTCCGGTACTCTGCCCAAGCCTGTCGCATGGCCTCCCGCTTGGCCTTTCCACCGTCGGCTAGTCCCATGTCCGACAGGATCTGATAGACCCGCTGACGGCTGACGCCCACCGTGGCTGCGATCTCACGGGCCGGGATCGTTGGGTCGTGCTCCAGTAGCGCGGCGATCTTTTCGCGGGCGGTGGTCATATCGCCTCCCAGGCTTCGGAGAAATCGCGGTCTGCGAACAGTTCTGCCAATCCGGTGATCTGCTTCAAGCGCAACACCTCGTCAGGCTCCATGCCAAGCTCCTTCCCGATCTTCGCGTCGGACCAATTCCTGCGAGCCAGCTCCATCACAATATCGCTCATGGCATCCACCCTGTGCTTTCCGCGCGCGCGGTTGTGGCGAATCGTTGCGGCGATCCGGTCGCCGCGACCCGCACGGCCGTCATTGATGACCACCACGGGGAGCAGCGGCATGCCGATGTCGGTGCCGATGCGGTGGCGGTGGAAGCCATCCACGACCTCGTAGCATTGCCGCTCCTCATCCCACCAGACCACGATTGGCTGAGTGAAGCCGTCGGACTCGATGCTGTGTCGGAGCAGCTTCATCTCCGGCGGCGCTACTGCATTCGGGTTGTAGTCGTTCGCTTCCACGAGCCCCGCTTCCACCCACTGCACGCGCGAAACGGGGTGCGCCCTCGGGTCCATCAGATCAAACCCCACTTCTGCCTCCTTCGCTTCATAACCTGCGTGTATCGCTCGTATGCGGGCGACTTGTGCTGGGAAAACGAGAGCCCCTTGCACCAGTAGTCATTGCGGAGCAGCGCCTTACAGATGCGGCGCCAACTCGGCACGTCTCTCGCCGCCTCCGCTTTGGCCCCAGCTTCGTCGGGGATGCCGTCCGGGTACCCGCGCTCCATCCACCAGCGGAGGAAGACGGCGATCTTGTTCCGGTAGTGTTCGGCCGTGCGTTCTGGCATGGAGCCCAGCAGCATGTGAGCGAAGCTCTCCCACGTATGCCCCTCGGGCCTCGTGACCTTTCGCTGCCCGAGGATATTGCCCGACTCCTGGGCATAGAGGGCGCCTTGGTTAGCGCCATTCACCCGCGCCACAACCTTGCCCCAGGTCTCCGGCTCGATGACGTGGAACAGCCAGAGCCCCTTGCGCTGATCGTCGCCGTAGGGTTGGCAGATCCGCTGTTGGTGGATGGAGAGCCCGGCCTGGTGCATGAGGTCATAGAGCCGATTGTGTGGCCGATCCGGGTAGCGGGCGTGATAGGTCCAGATGTCCTCCGTCCGCCAGTCGTAGACGGGGTACGCGCTATAGATGCCCTCGCCGCACCATGTCGTCCAGGCGAGCCCCTCGTAGCGTTGCTTGCGGTCTGAGGCTACGGTCCGCCACCGGTTAAGGGACTCGTCGGACCGGATGCCGACGAGAGAGGCCATGAGTTGGCCGCCTGCGTACCAGCGGTTGAACGCAGGAACGAACTCCTCAAACTCCATGCCGCGCCGAAAGAAAGGGAAATACCCCTCGTCTGTGATGGAACGCGGGTTGGGGTCACGTATCCAGTCGCCGCGCCTGTCGGGGTCCCATGCCAGCCACTGCGGCTCGTACTGGGACACGGCATTACGGAGGTTGAGTGGGAGCGCGACCCAATAGGGCTCGGCAACGTCAGCGCACATCTCCAGGCAACGGGCAACGTGCTGGATTGTGAGTTGGTACTGGCCCTCCAGGTCCACGAAGAGCACGGCGAACCGGACGCCGCGCGCGCGCGCTTCGTCGGCCGCGAGGTAGAGCATGACGGTCGAGTCCTTGCCGCCGCTGAAGCTCACGCACACCCGCTCGAAGTTGTCGAACACGGTTGCGGTTCGTTGCCGGGCTGCGGTGAGAACATCGATGCCGAGCGGGCGCTTGCGATCTGACATCTATTCCCCCAGTCCCAGCCGGGCTCGAACCTGGTCCTCGGTCAGGCGGATCAACTCCGTACCAGCCACCCGGCAGAAATAGCGATCCACGCTTGACCAACTCAACCAAGCGTTGACCTCATAGACGGGGCCCTCGCGAAGGTGGTGGTACACCATGACACCCCTGGACCCAATGCTGTTGGCGCGGGAATAGTCCTTCTTACCGTGGACAAAGGTCCTCTCCCACCCGAACCGGGCGTCGGGGCCCTTGATTTCCGCCACCCAAGGGCGGCGCAGAATCGGGCCCAGGTCTGCGGAACGACGGAGGTGGTCCGGCACCCCGGACTCGCGCAGCTGCGTTTGCCGGAGGCGGTTGAGTTGCACGAGGTCGTCGCCGATGGCCTCAAGTCCAAGCACGACGGTCACTGTGCCGCCTCCCATGCGTTCAAGGCGGCAACGATCAGGCGGGCGTCGTCCATTGTTGAGGCAACGCACAGTGGGGCCTCCTCGTTAGCCTTGCGGACCACCTCTTTGTAGGCGTCCACGTAGGCTTGGGTGTATTCGCCGGCGTCGTCATACTCGGGCTCAGGATAGGCCGTCATCCGATGGATGTGGATGTTTTCCGTCTCTCCGAGCGCCTCCTGGAAGATGTTGACCGCGTACTTCGGCATCGTCGTGTCTCCTCTGGTGGTGAGAGTGCTTACCTCGCCTCGTCGATCATCCGGTAGGACTCGCGGTGCAGCCGGTCCGTCTCGTCGGCCTTGCGCTCGCGCTCCAGCTCGGCCTGGTACTCGGCGGTGGCCTCAAGCCGGGACCGCGCTGCCTTGATCCGCTCGTGATCCTCTGCGAGCACTCCGATGCTCTCCCGGCCCTTGTAGGCGATCTGGGCGGTGACCGTCTTGTTGCCGACCGCAACCGGCTTGCTCAGGCTTTGCACCCAGGAGCCCGACACCATCTCGCCGCCGACGTAGACCTCGGTGACGATCTCGCAGACGGCCTTGGTGATGTCCATCTCGTGGCCGTCGCAGTAGTGGTGATCGGTCCGCTCGGCCACCAGGTGCTGGTCCACCCGGATCTCGCGGCCGGAGCCCTGCGTCCAGGTTACCGTCTCGGTCTGGCTGATCGTGCGGCTCATCGTCTGTCTCCGGTCGGGGTGGCTGTCTCACTCTTTCTACCTACATAATACCACCCTCTAGACACCGTGTCAAGACTTTTCTTCGCAATTAGGCAGGAAGGCGCGATTTGTTGCCTACACAACACTTCCCGCTTTTCCCGCGAAACGGTACACGTGACCCTTGCGCGGTGTACCGTGGCGGGTGTACTATGGGGTCTACGCAATTCACCCGAGACAGGAGGGCATGATGGCAGAGCAGAAAACCAAGACGGAGCGGCTGGTTCCGGTGACGTTCCGGTGCCCGCCCAAGTGGCGCGCGGAACTGGAGCGTATCGCGCGGACCTACCACATGAGCCGTGGCGAGGTCATCCGGTCGGCGCTTGACTTGTACCTCAGGGCACAGGACGGCATCGTATGAGACACCCACTCTGCTATGGCCGCATCGCTCCCAACAGCGGCGGCGTCATCATCTGGATCTGGAGGGCGAGATGAGCGAGCCAACCACTCCCAAGGAGATGCTGGAGCACCTGACCGAGCACCTGAACGACGAGTATGATGTCTACATCATGAGCAAGCAAGTTCAATACATCATCCGCGAGTTCAACCGGCTGGCGGGCCTGGACCGGAGCCTACACGACGCGCGGAATAACGCATTGGACGCGGCGTGGTTCCTGCGCGAGATGGGGGAGGTGGAGCTGTGAGCGAGCACGAGACTACCGGCGTGGCCGTCGAGCGGATGAGCCACGAGCCGGAAGACGCAACGGACCTGGTTCGCATGGCGATTGAGCGGAACATGTCCGTGGAGGTGCTGGAGCGGTTGGTGGCGCTACAGGAGAGGGTGAGCGCACAGAATGCGCGGTCCGCGTTCTTCGACTCCCTGGCCCGCTTCCAGAACGCCGTGCCCCCGATCCACAAGGGGCAGAGAGCCGAGATCGCCACCAAGAGCGGGGCGCGCTACGGCTACACCTACGCCAGCCTGGACGAGATCGCCCGCGCCATCCGGGGGCCGCTACAGGAGAACGGGCTGTCCTACGCCTGGACCGTCGAGGAATCCGGTGGCAACTCCCTGTCCGTCGTCTGTGTCCTCCGGCACATCATGGGGCACGAGGAGCGGAGCGGGTTCCCGGTCCCGGTGGACACGGCGGCCGCCATGAGCGGGGCACAGAAGCACGGGGCGGCGCTCACCTATGGCAAGCGGCAGTCCCTCACCTCGGTCCTGGGGCTCACCACGACGGATGACGACGTGGACGGGGCCGATCTGGGGCGGGATCCCGGAACCATTACCGAAGAGCAGGCCGCCGACCTGCAGGCCCTGGGTGACGAGGTGGGGCAGGACTGGGCCAAGTTTCTGGCGTGGGCTCAGATCGAACGGCTGGAAGACCTCCCGGCCGCCAAGCTGGCCCAGGCGACCCGCACCCTCCAGGCGAAGCGGGGTGCGAAATGAAGATCATCCCCTGCGAGCGCGGAGACGTCGAGTGGCTCAAGCACCACCTGGGCATCCCCACCTGCTCCCGCTTTGACGACCTGCTGACGCCGAAAACGCTGAAGCCCTCCGGGAGCCAGCAACGCTACCGGGGCGAACTCATGGCGGAATGGCTCCTGGGGCAACCGCTCGAATGGGGCTCCAACGCCTGGACCGAGCGCGGGACCGAGATGGAGGACGAGGCGCGGGCGTGGTACGAGATGGCCCACGACGTCGAGGTGGTGGCGCACCAACTGGTCCTGCGGGACGATGGCCTCGTGGGCGGCTCCCCTGACGGACTGATCGCCGGGGCGCGCCGGGGGCTGGAGATCAAGGTCCTCGGGGCGGGCAAGCACGTGCTGGCGATGCTGGACGGTGGGGCCAAGCTCCTCGAAGAGCACCGGGGGCAGGTCCAAGGCTACCTCCATTTGACGGAGTACTACGCCTGGGACCTGCTCAGCTATCACCCGGACTTGCCGCCGGTCGTGGCGAGGGTGGAGCCGGACCCGGCGTATCAGGATGCGCTCCGGCCCGTGCTGGACGACTTCGTGGCGGTGCTGGAGGACGACAAGATCCGGCTGGCTCAGTACAAGATGGAGCGGCCGTGGACCATGAGCCTGGAG